TCTGTCTCTTTTCTTTTCGTCCTCCGGGAAAGACAAAGAAACGTCCTCCGGGCCGCATCTGTGGGCCGTCGGAGACGGGAGACACACACAGGGCAGACACAGGGACTAGGACACAGGCAGGGACACAGAGCCAGCCACATAGGCAGACACACACACAGCACAGAGCCACGGAAGCCACAGAGCCACGAGTCCGGGCAGGTCGCCATGTGCGATACGGGTACAATCACAGGTAGTTGACACACAGAGAATCACTCTGTACAGTTCAGTCCCATGCAGTACACGTTGTAACGAATCGCAAGAGTCTAGTCCTACGGGACAAGGTGGGAACGAATGGCACAGAAGGACTAGCCCTAGCGGGCATCCGGTGCCGGAGCTAGTAGGGCGATACGGGTACAACAGACAGTAGTTGACACAAAACGCAGTATGTGATGTAATACAGTCCATGCAGTAACGCAGTACCAGCCTCCCGGCAAAGCCGGACAAGGCGAGTTCCTTAACAATGTATCCACACGCAGCACGCTAGGCGTAGGACTACCGCAAGGCTCCTACCACGCGGCAGAAGTGCAAGGCTAGGTCCGGGACTACCGCAAGGCTCCCGGCACGTCAGGCACCGTATGCAAGCTGTAACGGGTACAAAGTACGGAAGTTGACACACAGGGTAACTTGTGAGACACTGCAAACACTGACGAGACATAGGGCACTGCCCGAACGATGGAAGTCTCGCCCGGTGGCCTACAGGCAAGCATGTGCTGATCCACGTCTGATCGTGACGGGTGGCTCGGTACATGGGGGAAAGCGCAAGGGATGACGTCCCGAGTGCCATCTGTAGCGCGGCTGGTTCGTTCCGCTCATTAACAACTTGTGCCGGCAGACCGGCTTAACAACGACACCACGCCACGATGCCCTAGCTGGGGAACGTGTGTCCGGGAGAGGCCCAATGTCCTCGCTGATCGGATGCGCTGCCAGCCGGGGTTGAGATCGTGGCACACAGGACGAGTCCGCCCGCAGAGCAGGCCGGCTCGCTCCTAGAACCCTCCGGGGTTCTGACAGCGCCTTGGTTCACAGGACGCTGCCTCAACCCATACCGGAGAATGCAATGACCGCAAAGCAACAAGCCAAGCCGGCTTTCAAGTTCCTCGACAAGGGGCAACTCGACAAGGCCATCACGAGCATCGCCAAGCGTGGTGCTCAACTGGACAAGGACATCCAAACGGCTGCCCTGTCCGCTCTCAAGCTCCTCGCTGACCACGGCGGCGTGGAGTGGATCAACAAGCTGTACCTCGCCATGCCTAACGGCTCGCGTCGCTCCTCGCTCGCTCAATGGTTCATCGCCTTCGGGGCGTGCGTGGCGAACACCGATGACGCAACCAAGCGGGAGCGGCCCTTCGTCTATGCGAAGGACAAGACGACCGATCTGGAGGGCGCTGCCGCCGTCCAGTGGTACGACATGAAGAAAGAGCCTGAGCCGGACGAGGTGTTCGACATCCAGAAGGCGCTCGCCTCGATCCTCGCCAAGGCCAAGAAGGCGGGCAAGGTCAATGACGAGAAGCTCCTCAAGCACCTGCAAGCGTTCGCCAAGGCGGAATGATTCCTCACGTCGTTTACGGTGGGGTGGCAGCCATCTGTTGCCTCGCTGTGCTGATCCTCGCTTTCACGCTGTAGCCCGCCACAGAAGCGGGCGCAGTACAAGCTCGCCCCGCGAGCCATCCGCAGGCCGCATTCCAACGAGTGCCGCCTGTCGATGTTCCATCCCGATGAAATCCTTGCAAATGGAGAGTAACGATGTTCCCGATCAAGAAACTGATCCTGGCGGTGCGCCATGCGCTCGCTCGCTACGAAGTCATGGTTGAGTGGGACGGCTCCCGCTTCATGCACCGCGCCGGCTCGCTCGCCAAGGCGTATGACTGGATGCGCCAGTATCCGGCCAACGCACAGGTTGCCATCGGCTGTCGTTATGGGTGCGGCGTTGTCGCACTGCGTGCAGCATGACCCGCCAGCACTTCGAGGCACTGGCCGCCGAAATCAAGGCCATTCCCGTCATCACGCACCGAGTAACCGCAGCATACGCCGTGGCTCGTGCCGTCAAGCAGTTCAACCCGGCGTTCAACCTCGATCGGTTCCTCACCGCATGTGGAGCGCAAGCATGAGCCGCGACATCAGCAACATGGACGACATCATTGATGTCCGACAAGTCATCGAGCGTGTAGAAGAACTGCGTGAGCAGCGCACACCTCGCTTCATCGTGGGCTACAACCTGGCCGGCTACATGCCGGATGCAGACCCCGGCGAGTTCGGGGATTGGGGCGACGCACAGCGGGAACTCATCGACATCCTCAAGCGGTTCGAGGACGAGGAGGGCATACCCGAGGGCGACGCGGCGGAATACTGCCACGCTGCCGAGGACGTGAACCTGTGGTCAGAGATTGACGACGGCGACGATGACCTCGTGATCCATGCGGGCTTGTACGCCTTCTGGATTCGCCGCGATGGGTTCATGGGGCTGGACTCCGATGAGGAGAATGAACTCGAATTGCTGGAGGAGTTGCTTTCCGACCTCGCTGGCTACGGCGGCGACCACCAGTGGGAGGGTGACTGGTATCCGGTCACGTTGATCCGCGACTCGTACTTCCAGACGTATGCGCAGGAGTTCGCTGAGGACATCGGTGCGGTGGAGCACGACGCACAGTGGCCGAACAACTGCATTGATTGGGAACAAGCGGCCCGCGAACTGCGGATGGATTATTCGTCGGTTGACTTCGACGGCGAGACGTACTGGTACAGGTAAGGCGCACCAAGCCACGGAGCCTACGGGGAGTGGCTCCGTTCCTGTAACATCGCGTCCTGAAAAGAACAAGAAAAGACATAATAGGTGCGAACATGAAACTCAAATCACTCGGCTCGAAGCCGGAAATCAAGATCGCGGAACTGACGCTGGACGACGGCACGAAGTTCTTGTTCTCGTATGGGCAGTCCGTGGCTGCATTCGTCCCGAGCAAGGGATTCATGCGGGTGGACACGTACTTGTCCAAGACGACTGAGCGTCACATTGAAACTTGGGTTGACTCCCTGTTCGGCGCGAAGCGCGTCTCGCAGGCTGACCTGGACAACCTAGTGCGAAGCTGCGTGCCCGGCAACTAAGCCCGCCCAGCCCCACATCAACGGCCCCGCCAAGTAGCGGGGCTTTTTATTTGGCGGAGTAATCCGAGTGCGCATCCCTACGGGTGCTCACCCTGATGACCCTACCTCAACCCAAGCTGGAGAAAACCATGACTACTATCCGCGTTTCTGCTCGTGCCCTGAAGGCTGCCCTGATCCTCGCCGCCAAGGGCGACATCCGCTACTACCTGAACGGCGTCAAGATCGAGGCAGGCACCAACGAGACTCGCCTGATCGCAACGGACGGTCACTTGCTCGGCGCGTTCCGTGAGCAGCAGGACAACGGCGTGCCGCTGGGCGAGGAGGTTGGCTTCATCATCCCGCGAGACGTGATCGACGGCATGAAGCTGACGAAGGCCGCGACCAAGACGACTGTGCTCTCGATCAACGTGCCCGACGATGGCGGCCTGTACGAGCTTCACAACGGGCCGATGGTGCAGCGGTTCGCTGCGGTGGACGGCCTGTTCCCGCAGTACCGCCGAGTGATCCCGGCCATCGCCAGCGACAACTCGCCGGCCTCGCTGAACATCAACCTGCTGGCCCGCATGGGCGACGCCATCCAGATTTTCCGGGACTACCCGAAGTTCCCGGCGATGCGGATGGACAGTGGCGGCACCACTGCCAATGGCCTGTCGAACTGCACGGTGATCCGCACGGACAGTGAGGATTTCGTCGGCGTCATCATGCCGCTGCGCGAGGAGTGCAACGTGGCGACTAGCTGGGTGCAAGGCAACGCCACCTCGCAAGCCGAGCCGCTGAAGGAGGCCGCATGACGTTCGCCATCCATGCGATGTTCCTCTGGCAGGGGTTCATCGAGAAGGACCAGTGCTGCGATGACGTGGGCGGCGGGCAGATCGAGGCTGCGCATGGGATCGTCAAGTGGGCCAGCGCAATCGAGGCCGCCATGCTGGACTTGTGGGAGCGCAAGGACTTCGCTGGCGTGTTCGATTACGAGGTGACGGAGGCGTTCGGCAAGTACCTGCGCGAGCATCACGACTACGGCCTGCATCGCCTCGCTCTTGGTTTGCTCCTGCACATCGACCAGTTCTTCAGCCAAGGCGAGGATCGCCTCACCATCGAGGAACTCGTGAAGGCCCACGACGCCATCCTCGCAGTAGTTCAGCAGTAACCCTTTCAAGCGGGCGGGCCGCACCCCGGCCATCCGTCCGCTCTTTTTCTTCCCCGCAGTAACCATCCTGCTAGACATGGCCGGCATCGTTCGGCCTCGCCTCCTCACATGCGATGGGGATGGCGCAATTCGTGAGGAGCTAAAGGTGAAAAATCACCAAGCGCACAACTACCGTTTCCGTGCTGGTGGCATGACACACATCGTGGATGCCAACGGAAAGACCCTCGCTGTCTGTGCTGACGGCGACATCACTCACCAAACCAAGGCCATGCCCAAGGTACGCATCAAGCGTCGCCGTGCGGACGCCGCCTTGCAACGACTGGAGGCACTGTTCGCATAGATCGCGTAGCAAGCGAGACTCCCCGACCGTAATGCGCACTAGATCGGTGCGCACCAATCCAATTTGATCCTCCACTGAGAGCATAAATGGAAGCAATCCTGAAGATCACGCGGCGTACTGCAAAGCTGGCCGCTCTGCTGCATGTTCAAGCCCTCCGTAAGACCGTCAAGCAAGCTCACGCTCGCACCGAATTGCACAGCCGCGCTGTCGAGTTCCATGCGGACTCGCTTACGAATGCGTGCAAGGCGGAACGCCGCGCGGCTATCCGCGCCAAGGACATCGAGGACGCCGCCCGCACGGAAGCGTCCCTGATCGGTCATACCCTCTGAACATCCCCAGCACAGGAGCAAGAACAATGAACAAGACCTTCAACGTTGGCGACATCGTTATCTGCATCGCAGCGGGCCTCGGCGGATTCCCCGGCAAGCCGGGTGAAATCTTCGAGGTGGAGAGCCTCACCCACAACGACTCGCTGAACTTCGCCGGTGAGAAGAAAGGTGCAGACCCGGCTCGCTTCGAGTTGTATCAGCCGGTGTTCGAGGAGGGCGACCGCGTGGTGTTCCGCGTGAACTACGGTAACGCGAAGATCGGTGACGCGGGCAGGGTGGGAGGCATTCTCCCGAACTACCACGAGGGCCACGCACTGCACATCGTGCAGATGGACGACGGCTCGACGCGCCAGTGCTTCGGCCACCGGCTGCTGCGCGAGCCTGTCGCCGCCCAGGTGGCGAGCGTCAGCCCCTTCGAGAAGGGTGCCCGCGTGGTGCTGACCGAGGCGCACGATGGCGAACCCGAAGGCGCGTCCGGTGAGGTGGTGGAGTTCTTCCGTGGCTCGCCGGTCGTCCGCTTCGATGACAGCGGCGACGAGGTGGTGTGCGAAGACTACCAACTGATGCCCGAGCCGGAGGTGGTGCGCGAGTTCCGCATCCTGACGCAGTACGGGATGGGTTCGGTGTCGTACCCCAGCGAGCAGGACGCTGTGGATGCGCACCTCACGGCGGGTTTCCCGACCGCCTACGCTGGCAGCGAGTTCGAGATTGTCGAGATCACCCGCGTCGCCAAGTTCAAGGTCGAGGCCCAGCCGAACATCGCTGTCCGCGTCGAGGCCGAGAAGGAGGCGGCGTAATGGGTCACATCACCAACACCAAGGCGGAGGCGAACACCGAGGCCCGTCGCCGGGGCATCAAGCGGAACATCAAGGCCCGCATCCTCGAAGTGCTGGGCACCGGCCCCATGACCCGCGATGACATCGCAGAGCGCGGCGAGTTGCGCCTCGCATCGGTGTGCGCCGCAGCGAATGCGCTGGTGCGCGAAGGCGTGCTGCGTGTCAAGGACACGATCCGCAGCGCGGAGACTGGCATGAAGCGTGAGCGACTGGAGGTGGCGCAGTGAAGTTGAAGCGAACGGCGAAGGATGTGCAGCTTGTCCTGACATCCGAAGAAGCTGACCTGCTCGCACTCATCACCGAGTCGTACCAGTACCTCCCGATCCACCGTCTGTGCGGGGCACCCTCTGTGCGCTTCGCAATCGAACTGACCGAAACCCTGAAGGATAGTAAGCAATGACCAAAGCTACCAAGACCCTGACCGAACAACTCATCGCCATCGAGGCGCAGATCAAGAAGCTGGAGGAGAAGCGCGACACGCTGGCCGTAGCCATCGAGAACGAAGCCGCGCTCTCCAACCTCTCGCCGGGTAGCACGATCCGCTTCAACTACGGACGTGCTGCCACCCGCAAGGAACTCGAAGGCGTGGTGTTGGGTGTGCAGGACACCGACAAGGGGCGGCGTATCAAGGTGCAGTACGGTGAGGGCTTCGCTGCCGACGTGGTGGTGGTTGACCCGGCAGCCGTGGTCGAGGTTGTCTGCGTGGCTGCCACCGTGGCCTGATGCTCGACCTCAAGGGCTGGCTGCCACAGGCGCAAGCTCTTGACGAGGGACGCTCGGCTCGCGTCGATCACGACTGCGGGCCGGGGCGCACCCTCACGGTGCATCACGAGGCTGACCGCTGGTGGGGTTACTGCTTCCGCTGTAACGACCACGGCTACGAGGCCAAGCCTGCCGAGTCCCTCGCAGAGCGGCTCGCCCGGAGACGGCGCGAGCAGGACGTGGACGAGGCGCTGGAGCACAGCGTCTCGCTCCCGACACCGATCAACTTCGACGTGGATTCCTGGCCGATGGCGGCCCGCCTGTGGCTGTACAAGGCGGCGCTGGGGAGGCGGGAAATCAAGGAGCTAGGGGTGTACTGGCACGAGCCTTCGGGACGCGTGGTGGTGCCTGTATTCGATTCCCAGCGACCTGTCTACTGGCAGGCCCGCTCGGTGGATGGGCGGGCACCGAAGTACATCAACCCCAAGGTGGATCGCCAGCACATCGTCGCCCGGTTCGGGCAGGGTGAGGTGCTGGTCCTCACCGAGGACACGCTCTCCGCCTACCGTGTCGGCCAGCACACGGAGGCGTGGTCCCTCATGGGAGTCAAGCTGAACGACATCATCGCTGCCCGCATCGTGCGGCGCGGCGGGCCGGTGCTCGTTTGGCTCGACCCTGACTGGCAGTACCCGGAAGGGAAACGGCCCGGTGTGATCGCCGCCAAGAAGATCACGCGACAACTCTCCAGCATGGGCATCCCGGTGCAGCGCATCACCAGCCGCGCCGACCCAAAGCTGCTTTCAAGGAGGGAGATCAACAATGTCCTTGGACATTACTCTGCTCCGGCTGCTGAAAGACCGCGAACAGTATGAGCGGCTCGCCCGCCATGTTCCCGAAGGGGTGGACACCAAGACGCTGACGGTCCTCAAGGACTTCGGTGCGTACTTCAAGGCCAACCCCGGCGTGAACGTGATCCGCCCGGAATCGTTCCACACGTTCTTCACGCTCCAGCATCCGAAGCTCAAGCCCGAAACCCTCGCCCTGTACGCGGCGACCATCAAGGAGATTGCCCAGCCCGCACCACCAGGTACGGAGGATGGCATCCTCGAACGTCTCGTCGGCGTGGCGACAGCGACGAAGCTGGCCTCGCTGCTGGAGCAGTACGACAGCGGGGAAGCCGACATCACCGTGGGCCTGCGCAATCTGGCGGAGCGACACGAGAACTGGATGGCCCGTCAGAAGGATCACCCCAAGGTGCGCGACCGCATCGAGGACATTCTGGTGGAGGAGGAGAACGACGCCGGCCTGCGCTTCAGGCTGAACTGCTTGAACGAGGCGATGCGCCCGCTGCGCTCCGGTGACTTCGGCATCGTGGCGGCGCGGGTAGACACCGGGAAGTCCTCGTTCTTCGCCAGCGAGTTGTCATTCATGGCTGCTCAGGTGGACGAGGTGTGGCCCGGACAGGAGCGCAGCATCATCGTGCTTAACAACGAGGGGCCGGGCAAGCGGCTGAAGCATCGGTTCTACAACGCCGCGCTGGAGGCCACGACACAGCAGCTTGTGGAGTGGAAGAACGATGGCTCGCTGTACAGCCGGTACGTCGAGGCGCAAGGGGGCCGCGACAAGTTCTTCGTGTACGACATCCACGACTACTCGATGAGCCAGCTTGAGGACATCGTGAAGGACGTGAACCCATGCCTCGTGGTGGTGGACATGCTGGACAACGTGGCCTGCGACATCGGCGCAAGCAACGGCGGCACCCGCACTGACCAGCTCCTCGAATCCCTGTACCAGCGTGCCCGAGTGTGGGCCGTGAAGTACGACTGCGCTGTGATCGCCACATCGCAGTTGAGTGCCGAAGCAGAGAACGTTGCATACCCGCTGCTCTCGATGCTCGCCAACAGCAAGACCGGCAAGGCCGGCGCAGCCGACTTCGTGCTGTGCATTGGCCGTAGCAATGCCGAGGGACTGGAGAACACCCGGTTCATCGGACTCCCGAAGAACAAGAAGCGCCGTGACGGCGGCAAGCAAGACCCGAAGAAGGAAGTCTACTTCGACGGTGCTCGTGCCCTGTTCACCGACTGCTGATTGTTTTCGTCCTTCGGGAAAGACATCTGTACCACGCAGCAAATCCCCGCTTGATTAACTCGCTCGGATGAATCCGACAAAAGCCAGTGTGCCCCTGAGCACGGAGCTAGACATGCGAAACGTACTGAGAACGCAAACGTTCATCAACACCCGGACTGACATTCGGCTGGACCTGACCATCAACGAGCATACGCGCCGTGACGGCTCGTCGCTGCTCACCATCGAGCAACCCGCTCTGGCATCCCGCGACGATGCGGACCCGGATGCCGTGTGCCTTGACGAAGCCGCGCAGATCGCGCTGTACATCCACCTGAACAAGAAGTTCGGGGGCCAGTGATGAAGTACCTCCTCGCTGGATTCGTGGCGCAAGCCGCGCTCCTCGCCGCGACCCTCCTGTACTTCGCATGGAGGGATCGTCCATGAACTACACATGCTGGGACTTGGAGACATCCACCCGCACAGAGTACAAGCGCAAGGCCAACCCGTTCAGCGCCGAGAACTACATCGTGGCGCAGGGTGCGTGCAGGGCGAGACTCTCCGACCCGTTTTCGCTTGAGCAAGGTGCGCGCCCTTTCGGGGAATACTTCCCGGCAATGGCTGTAGCCGACGACCGTGATGCGCGGATCGCCGCTTGCAAGGCGCTTCCCGAGGACTGGTTCACCCGGCACCTCGTGGACACCAAGCTGCTTGTCGGTGTGAACATCAAGTTCGACCTGCTGTATGCGCTGGCGAATCCGAACAGCCATCCAGAGCGCAACCTGCAAGCGTGGATGGACTACGTGAACGGCGGCGGCACCATTTGGGACTGTCAGATTGCCGAGTACCTGCTGCAAGGAATGGAGCAGTCCTCGCAGATGCTTGCGATGGACGAAATGGCTCCGACCTACGGCGGCACGCTGAAGGTGGACGAGGTGAAGGCGCTATGGAATGCCGGCGTGGACACCATCGACATCCCCGAGGACTTGCTCATGCGCTACCTGCTGGGCGAGGGCGGCGACAAGGGCGACATCGGCAACACGGAGTTGATCTTCCGTGGGCAGTGGGAGCGGGCGAAGAAGTCCGGCCAACTGCGCAGCATCCTGCTGAACATGGGTTCGCTCTTGTTCACCATCGAGGCCGAGCGCAACGGGATGCACGTTGACAAGGCGCTGGGCGAGGAACTGGCTGAGAAGCTGGCCGCCGCCCTGGCGAAGGCCCACGTCGAACTGGCGGCCTACATCCCCGAGGACTTACCGTTCGAGTTCAACTGGAACAGCCGCTTCCACAAGAGCGCGCTGATCTTCGGTGGCCGCGTCAAGTACACAGCGAAGGCCGACGTGCTGGACGAGAGCGGACAGCCGACGTACTTCCAGAAGGACGAGACGCACTACCTGCTGGCGGACGGCTCCACGATGGAAGTCGCGGCGTTCGACAAGCTGGTGTCGGAGGGCGTCACGACCACGGACCCCGGCAAGGCGCTGGTGCGCTTCGCTGGCGGCAAGAACAAGGGCGAGCCGAAGACGAAGAAGGTCAAGGTGCCCGACATCGAGCGCGGCCCGAAGCAGCGCAACGAGGACTTCCACTACGTCTTCCCCGGCTTCACCAAGCCGGACCCGAAGTGGGAATCGCAGAGCGACCCCGGCGTGTACTCCACGTCGAGCGATGTGATCGAGGCGCTGGGCAATCGCAACATCCCGTTCCTCAAGACGCTCTCCGAAGTCGTCGCCATGACGAAGGACTTGGGCACGTACTTTTGGGTGGAGGACGACAAGAACCCCGGCCAGAAGAAGGGGATGCTGACCCTCGTGCAACTGGACAGCATCATCCACCACATGCTCAACCACACGAGCACTGTGACGGCGCGACTGTCCTCGTCCAACCCGAACCTGCAAAACCTGAGCAAGGGGCAGAAGTCGGACGTGAAGCTGATGTTCACGAGCCGCTTCGGTGCGGACGGCGTGATCTGCCAGTCGGACTTCTCCTCACTGGAGGTGTACGTCCAAGCGATCCTGACGAAGGCGCTGCTGCTGATCGAGGACTTGAAGTCGGGCAAGGACATGCACTGCGTTCGCCTCGCTGCGAAGGAGGGCATGGACTACGACCGCGTGTTCGAGCTATGCAAGATCATCGCGGACCCAGAGTGGGACTACAAGCGAACCGGCGCGAAGGTGTTCTCGTTCCAGCGTGCCTACGGTGCCGGCGTCAAGACGATTGCCGAATCGACGGGCATGGCGGAGGAGGAAGTGCAAGCCCTGGCTGACGCCGAGGATGCGCGATACCCAGAGATCAACGTGTACTTCGAGGGTGTCACGCAGCAGCTACTCAAGGGACGCCGCCCGACTGGCAAGACGGTGCAGCACCCTGAAATCAAGGGGCTGGAGGTGCAGCTAGGCCGCGCCTACTTCACCACGCCGGACGGGAAGCGGTACTGCTTCTACGAGTCGCCGGCCCCGAAGTTCATGGTAGAGCGAGGCAAGCGCACTGGGTTCTCCCCGACGGAAATCAAGAACTACCCGGTACAGGGCACCGGGGGAGAGTGGGCGAAGGCGGCGATGTGGCTGTCGCTGCGGGCCTTCTACCACTACCGCAACTTCAACGGGCTGGCCCTGCTCGTCAACCAAGTCCACGACGCCGAGTACGGCGACTTCCACAAGAGCGTGGCGGCCAAGGCCGCAGCCCTGCTTCATGTCTGCATGGAGGAGGCGAGCACGTTCATGGAGTGGTGGTTCAAGTGGGAACTCCCTCTCGGTGTACCTTCCGACACCGTGTGGGGCAGCAACATGATGGAAGAAAACAAGATCACCGACCCGGTGTTCGACAAAGCAGTAGCAGCACTCCGCCCTTGGGTCCGCAAGCGATTCATCGGCAACCACACCCCTACCTTTCACTGATTAAGGACGACGAGCACTATGACTCAAGCCCAATTCGACATCCAAGCCGCAATCGAAGCCGAAGCCGCAGTATCGCAGGACATGAACGTTGCACAGAAGGGCGGTGGCGGCGGCACCTACGTCCCTCCTGCTGCTGGTCTGGTTCGACTGCGCCTCGTGGGATACCTCGAACTCGGCAAGAAGGATGACACGTATCAGGGCAAGCCGAAGGTGACGGACGAAGTGCATCTCGTCTTTGAACTGAGCGGCCCGAAGCATCCGGCGAAGAAGCTGGACGACGGCACGCTTATCCCGCACCGAATCACGGTCAAGCTGCACAAGTCGCTGAACGAGAAGGCCGGCTACTACAAGCTGTTCAAGGTGATGAACTACGACGGCAGCGCGAAGATCATGGCGCAACTGCTGGGCAAGGCGTTCCTCGGCACGATCTTCCACAAGAAGTTCAAGCGCAAGGACGGCAGCGAGGGCATCGAGCCGATCCTGAAGAACCCGGACACCGGGGCATTCACCATCCGCGCCCCGTTCATCGAGGATGCGGAGTCCGGCGAGACTCGCCCGGTCAAGGTGGACGAGCCGCTCACCCCGCTCAAGCTGTTCCTGTGGAACAACCCGAGCAAGGCGATGTGGGCCAGCATCCACATCCCCGGCGAGTACGAGGAGCGCAAGAACGACGCCGGCGAAGTCGTCGCCCCGGCCCGCAGCAAGAACGTGTTCCAAGAGCGCATCAAGAAGGCGACCAACTACGTCGGCTCGCCCATTGCGCAACTGCTGGAGGACGGCGACCTGGAGTTGGAGGCCGACACGGTGGGAAAGCCTTCGACCCCGACCACGGCTACTGCTCCAGCGGAGCCGGCCACTGCCCCCACTGCCACGACTGACGACACCCCGCCGTGGGAGGACAACGCCGGCACCGCTGCCGAGGCCGAGGAGGACGATCCGCTGGGAGCAATCTGATGGAGGCGTGGCTGCATGACGCAATCAATGCGGAGGCGGCCACGGCTCCCGAGCCGCCTGCTGCTGTACCTGTGGTTCCGGGCCGAGTGGTTCATGTGGACGGGGACTATCTTGCGTACTTCGCAGCGGGCGGCGACGAGATGCCTGTGGGCATCGCCCGCCGAGTCTGCGCCGAGCGCATTGAGTCATTCCGCGAGATGTCCGGGGCGGCGTCCGCCGTCCTCCACCTTACGACCTCTGGCTCTACTAAGGGCGAGCGTTTCCTCGCCTCCACGGTGAAGGACTACCAAGGCCACCGCGCCGGCAAGAAGCCGAAGAACTGGCAGGCCATGCGCGACTACCTTGAACACAGCGAGTACGCCACGTTCAAGCGAGCCATGTGGGCTGACCGCGAGGCTGACGACGGTATCGCCCTTGCCAGTGAGCAGGGTGACATCGTGATCGCCACTCGTGACAAGGACATGCGGATGCTCCCCGGTATCCATGTGGACTGGCTGAACTACACCGAAGTCGTCGTGCCGCGAGGCGCATACGAAGTCATCGGTGACGTGGACGGCCTCGTGTACGGCCACAAGTGGTTCTGGTTGCAGATGCTCCAGGGTGACACCGCCGACAACATCCCCGGCCTGCCAAAGTTCTACGGCAAGCAGTGCGGCCCCGCTACTGCGGAGAAGGCACTGGCAGGCACGACGTGCAACGCCGAAGCCTTCGATGTGGTGAGCCGCGCCTACCACGCTCACTACGACAAGGGCTGGTCCGACCGCATGGCTGAACAAGCCTGCCTCCTCTGGCTGCGCACAGATAGCGCGGCCTCCCCCGACAACTTCTTAGGGATCGTACCCCTACCAAAAGCGGCAGCGCGTTTGATGAGCCGCATAGGAGAACAACGTGCCACGATTGACAAGCTCAATGCTCGGGCCGCAGCGCAAGAAGATGGCTGCGCAGCAGGGCAATAAGAGTCCCCTCACCGGCAACGAGATCACCGACCCGGTGCTCGACCACTGCCACAAGACCGGAAGCATCCGTGCTGTCCTGAACCGCTGGGAGAACGCGGTGCTGGGCCGACTGGAGAACTGGGCTAACCGCATCGGCAACGGTGTGGAACCCATCGCCTTCCTCCGCGCCTGTGCCGATTACATCGAGCACCACAAGGCGAACCCCAACCCCATCCAATACCCGACCCACAAGACGGAGGCCGAGAAGAAGGAACTCCGTGCCAAGAAGGCCCGCGAGGCACGCCGCAAGGCCCGTCTCGCCGCCGAATGATCCCCTCCCTACGACTCTAAAGGCATAGCGACCACATGAGCAAAGCACGCACCCTGATCCTCGACATCGAGACGGCACCCATCCTCGCAAACGTATGGCGGACGTGGAAGGAGAACGTCGGCCTCGAACAGATTCGCGCCGACTGGTACATCCTCTCGTTCTCGGCCAAGTGGCTCGGCGCGAAGCGCGTCATGTACCACGACCAATCCCGCGCCCCGAACATCGAGGACGACACGGAACTCATGCGCAAGCTGTGGGCGCTGCTAGACGAGGCCGACTTCGTGGTGGCGCACAACGGTCGCCGCTTCGACCTCAAGAAGATCAACGCCCGCTTCATCGTCAAGGGCTTCACCCCGCCGTCCCCGTACCGGATCATCGACACGCTGGACATCGCCAAGGCGCAGTTCGCATTCACGTCGAACCGGCTGGCGTATCTGACGGACACGCTCTGCACTGAGAAGAAGCTGGCGCACGCCAAGTTCCCCGGCTTCAGCCTGTGGAAGGAGTGCTTGCGCGGCAACCGCGAAGCGTGGCGCGAAATGAAGCTCTACAACATTCAGGACGTGGTGTCGCTGGAGGAGTTGTACCTGAAGCTGCGAGCGTGGGACACGAACCATCCGAACGTCGGCGCGATTGACGACCCGGAGGACAGCGTGGTGTGCCCGAAGTGCGGCAGCACCCATGTCATTCAGAAGGGACACCGGCACACACAAGTCGGCAAGTACGCCCGATACCAGTGCCGCGACTGCGGCGGCTGGAGCAGGGGTCGCGCCATGCTGAACACCAAGGAGGTTCGCAAGAACCTGCTGATGCCCGCATGAGCATCGAGGAAGTCAACCAGCTTCTCCGCGACATGGCCGTGCCTCACATGCTTGAGACGGCCTACCTCCGCAACATCTGGCGCAAGCCCTTCTACGGCACGGCCTTCGGCGTGCGCCGCTCCCGCTAAGGAATCCCATGAAGCAAATCATCATCGGCCTCGCCGGCCTCGCTGGCGCTGGCAAGGACACGTTCGCCCTGGCTGCACAGCGCGAGTTCATCCGGCAGGGGTTGTCCTGCGTGCTGCTGGGCTTCGCTGACCCGCTGCGCAAGATCGCCAAGGCGGTGCGCCTCGACCCGTTCGACCGGGACAAGAAGGAGAAGGAGGTCTGGATCAACGCCGACCACTTCTACGAGGACTTGTTCGACGGCATCGAGGAGGCGCTGGCGGACGTGCTGAAGGAGGAGCAGCGCGCCGGCCTGTACGCCGCGATGTCCGAGGCGATGGCTGACTACTACAACTACGGCGTTGACGGGCGAACCGGCTACATCGTCATCAGCCCGCGCCGATTCATGCAGCACCTCGGCACTGCCGGCCAGCGCGTGAAGCGGACGATTTGGGTGGACGTGTTCAACGCCCGCCGACGACTCCTCAAGGCTGACGTGGTGATCGTGCCCGACTTCCGCTTCGAGCACGAAGCCGACTCGCTGAACTACTGCGTCGTCGTCACCCGTCCCGGAGTTAAGCCCGTATCCGCGCACGTCAGTGAGGACTTCGCAGCCGTCCTCTCCAGTCACGTCGTGCCCGACTCCATGCGGCACGTCGCCATCACACACGCCCTCAACGACCGCACGAGGGACGACCTCGAAGCGAACGCAGAGCAATACGCCCAACTGATTGCGGCGGGGAGGTTGCTGCCCCGCAGATAACAACACAACACGGACAGAAGATGAGTGAAGCTCAAGCACTAACTCAAGCCGAACACGAAGCACGATGCGCCGACGCTGGATACCTCCGGGCGTTGAACATGATGAAGCGTAACGAGGAGTCGGGTCGCGTCGAGAACAACCCGTACATGAACCCGGTGCTGCGCCGATGGCTGGTGCCTCTCACGGAGGCGCTGGAAGCGGAACTGGCGAGCACTGGGAAGCCCGGACGGCGCGGCGCACACGTCGCGCTGCTCCGACCGCTGGACCCTCAGACGGTGGCGTTCTACGCCATCCGAATGATGCTGACGACAGCGATCACCAAGGGCTGCGTCATGGCCCGCGACGCTGGCCGCATGATCGGGAAGGTGTTGTACGAGGAGGTGGTGCTGGCGACCTTCGAGCATCTGAAGCCGGAACTGTTCTGGAAGGTGTCGCACGATCTGGACCGCCGCCGTAGCAAAGACCTGAAGCACCGCTACAACGCGCTGCGCCACGAGGCCAACGCTGCGGAGGTGGACGTGCCAGCGTGGTCCGGGGAGGACCGCGAGCAGATTGGCCTGTGTCTGGTGGAACTGATGCGGGTACTGGGGATGGTCGATGTCACGCTGGAGCGGGTGGTCAAGGGAGGGAAGCCGCAGACCGAGTACGTGATGTACCTGAACGCAGACCTCGCCCGCCTCGTGTCCGAGACACGCGAATCCGTAGCGATGGCGATGCCCCTGTTCCAACCGTGCGTGGAGCCGCCGATTGACTGGACCGCCCTGAACCGGGGCGGCTTCCACACGGCGCGGCTGCAACGGCATCTGCCGACGTGCGTGAACCTCGCCCGCTCCAACCGTGAGGCCCGCCGCCTCGTGGCGCAGGCGGACTTGTCCAAAGTCATGCGAGGCATCAACGCACTCCAGAGGGTGCGCTGGCAGGTGAACCCGGACATGGTGGCCGCCATCCGTGAGATCGGCACCCGCATGAACCTGGACGAGATTGTGGCGCAGGAGATCGAGGACAAGCCTGAGCCGCCTGAATGGCTCACCGGGGACATGACGAAGGAGCAGATGACCCCGGAACAGGTTGAGAAGTTCAAGGAGTGGAAGCAGGCGATGCGCGGCTGGTACGAGCGCCGCAAGCTGAACGGCGTGAAGTGGGGCCGCATGGTCGGCGCGATGGGCATGGCCTCTCGCTTCGGCCCGGAGCACGGCTACAAGCCGATCCACTTCGTGTACCAAGCGGACTTCCGTGGCCGGCTGTACGCCATGACGAATGGTATCAGCCCGCAGGGCAGCGACCTTCAGAAGTCACTGCTGCGCTTCTACGACGGCAAGCCGCTGGGCACGCCGGATGCAGTCAAGTGGTTCAAGGTTGGCGGGGCCAGCAAGTTCGGCTACGACAAGGACACCTTCGAGGGGCGCGTCGCATGGATTGACGCAAGGCGTGAACAGATCATCGAGTGCGCCAAGTTTCCTACGAACGGTGGCCTGTGGCTGGAGGCGGACAAGCCCCTGCAATTCCTGGCATGGTGCATCGAGTACGCCCGGTGGCAGGAGCAGGGCGACGCCTTCGTGTCGCACTTGCCCATCGGCTTCGACGGTAGCTGCAACGGCCTCCAGCACTTCAGCGCGATGCTGCGTGACCCGGTAGGCGGGAAGGCAGTCAACCTCGTGGACGGGGACAAGCCGAACGACATCTACGCTCAAGTTGCCGGCGTAACGCTCGAACGGCTTACCGGCCTGAACCCGGAGGGGCTTACTGACAAGGAGCGGAAGTACCGAGAGGCATGGCTGGCCCACGGCATCAACCGGAAGCTGGTCAAGCGTAGCGTGATGACGCTGCCTTATGGCTCTACCCGGTACTCGTGTGCGGACTTCATCGTAGACGACTACCTACGGCATGGCCTTGTCCCTGCTCTCGACCCAACGGAGTATCGGGATGCTGCGACGTTCCTCTCTCACCATGTATGGGAATCCATCGGGAAGGTTGTCGTAGCTGCACGCTCTGCAATGGACTGGCTACAGAAGTGCTCCAGCATTGTCCTCAAGGACGCTGGCTCACAGATAGCGTGGACCTCCCCCAGCGGCTTCCCAGTCATTCAGGTGTACGACGCAGTGGAAGTCACTCAAGTCCGCTCACTCCTCATGGGAGGCACTGTGAAGATCAAGATTGGTCGTCACGGTGACGAGCCGGACAGCAACAAGCACAAAAACGGAATCGCTCCCAACTTCGTTCACAGCATGGACGCCGCGCACTTGGTGCTGACGACCATCGCATGTGAGGAAGCCGGGATTGATTCACTGGCAATGATCCACGACGACTACGGCACGCACGCCGCTGACGCCCAGCGGCTCTACGAGTTGATTCGTGAAACCTTCGTGAGGATGTATGAACAACATGACCCTATTAACGATTTTGCTTCTCGCTTTGCCGGCCTACCTGTGCCTCCGCAAACCGGCCCGCTGGGTATTCGCAGCGTGCTCGAAAGCCGGTTCTTCTTTGCGTGAGGCGTTTCTTATCTTTCCCGTGGGACGAAATCGAAATCCTTTTTGTCCTCCGGGAAAGACACACGAAAACGGAGGCCCGATGGTCGAAGTCACGAGATTGACGGAGGAGCAGTACGAGTCGCTGGAAAAGCAACTCGCCCCGCCGACCGTCACGCAAGTCACAACGGACCTACAGGCCGGCTATCAGCTTGGCGTGCAGGAGGTGCTGCGGAAACTGAGGAGTGGCTATGTTGTTTCCCGCTGACTACACCACCCAGGACTGGGCCGACATCGAGAGGAGCGTACACACCACCGCACGCGAAGTGCAGACCGGGAGAAAAGCATGGGTGCGATACATCGACCCCCATCACGTATTCCGGCAGATCAGGGAGCAGGTGGTTGAGTCAGTGATTGTCGAGGGCTACCTCATCGTGTTCTGCCTGAGTGGTTCATGGTTCTCGCCGGACTCGGTGTTCCTTGGGGAACTCATGGTCATGCGAATCCGCGACACCCCAGGCTCATTCCGGGTGGTGCCCGAGACGCTACTGCGGATCGCCCGCTCAATTCCGAACTGCGCGGGGATTCAAGTCGGCACGGCCCTAGCGAGGGACGGGAGACTGGCCCGCGTCTACAAACGGTACGGCTTCGAGCACGAGGCCGATTCACTTTTCAGGAGCATTTAATGGGTAAGGTCATCAGTGGTATCGGTCACGCAGTCGGCAAGGTGTTCGGCGTGTCCGAATCGAAGGACACCTCGGATGCGATCCGGGCCGGCGCAGATGCGCAGGCACAGGCCATCCGCGACTCAACCGCACAGCAAGTCGCGGAGGCCAAGCGGCAAGCCGAGATTCAACAGCGCCAGCTTCAGGAGCAGCAGGTTGCCGCCAACATGGCACTCACGCAGTCCGTGAACCAGCGGCAGCAAGCGCAGCAGGTACAGGACTCCCTGCCACCCCCGGACAAGGCACCGGACATCAGCCTGACTCCTGACGCTGGCGACACCTCGGACCCGCGCCGGAAGTTCCAGTCGGGCGGTAGCCGCACGGGTGCATCGACTACCCCGAGCGACGGTATCGGTATCCGGGTGCAGTAAATGCAGCCGAATCTCGCCTCCTCAGCGTGGGAGGCCGGGGCGCAGCGCAAACTCGCGCTGCTCACCCGCTGCCAGAAATACGCAGGCTTCACCCTCCCACACATCTGCACCCCGGACGGCTACAACGAGCAGTCCGCGGAACTTCAAACCGACTGGCAGGCGCTTGGTGCGCAGGCCGTCAACAACCTGTCGAACAAGCTGATCCTCGCCCTGTTCGCACCATCCCGCCCGTTCTTCAGGCTGGACATCCCGCCTGACCTAGCACGCAAGCTACAGGTCACAGCCGAGGACATGCAGGGCGCGCTCTCCATGTCCGAGAAGAAGGCGATCAAGCGGCTGGAGAACATGGGCATCCGACCCAAGCTGTACGAGGCCATCAAGCACCTCATCATCACCGGCAACTGCCTATTGATCCTTGGTAAGAAGGGCGGAGTCCCGATGCGCGTCCTCGGCCTGAAGCGATACTGCGTGAAGCGATCCATGTCCGGTAAGGTCATCCAGATTGTGATTCACGAGAAGGTGCGCTTTGACGAGCTGGACTCCGACGTTCAGAAGGAACTCAAGGAGACGTACAAGGAGCGGTACGAGAAGATGGACCCGATGGACCCAGCGTCCTGCGGGGAAGTCCGGTACTACAAGCTGATCCAGTGGGACGGCACGGCCAACTACCACGAGACGGTTCAGGTGGACGACCTGGAGCTTGGCGAGAAGTTCAAGTCCAAGTACAACGAGGACACCCTCCCGTACCGTGCGCTGACGTGGGAACTCTGCGACGACAACGACTACGGCACTGGGCTGGTGGAGCAGTTCGCTGGCGACTTCGCCGCGCTGTCCTCGCTGTCCGAGGCGCAGATTCAGGCCGCAATCCTCGCGTCCGAATTCCGCTGGCTGGTGAACCCGGCTGGGCAGACGAGCGTGGAGGACTTGGAGAACTCCTCCAACGGCGCGGCGCTCCCCGGTGTGCAGAACGACGTGATCCCGCTGACGACCGGGACTGGGGCGACCCTCCAGTACCTTGAAGCGGTGGCGAATCAGTACGTCAATCGCATCGGGCGCGGCTTCCTGCTGACCTCCAGCGTGATCCGCGACGCCGAGCGCGTCACCGCCGAAGAAGTCCGGCTGCAAGCGCAAGAGCTTGAGACGGCGCTGGGCGGCGTGTACTCCCGGCTGGCCGTGGACTTCCAGCTTCCGATGGCCCTGTGGCTCATCAAGATGGCTGGGGTTGACCTCGGCGGCACGGCCATCGAGCCGACCATCGTGACCGGGCTGGACGCACTGTCCCGCAACAGCGACCTCGAAGCCCTGAAGCTGTGCCTACAAGACCTCGCCATCATCGGCGGCATGTCACCGCAGACACAGTTCGTGCTCCGCATGGACGCCATCGCCAGCGCGATCTTCGCCGGACGCGGTGTGAACGCCCAAGCCTACGTCAAGTCGCCTGAGCAGCAGAAGGCCGACCTTGAGAACCAACAGCAGATGCAGCTTGCCCAGCAAGTCGCACGACCAGTCGCAGCCGCCGTCGCAGGTGGTGGCGGCGCAATGTAAAGGAACCACATGACCGAGCAAGTCCAATCCGCAGCACCCGCAGCAGCACCCACGACCGCAGCCCCAGCAGCCGCGCCGGTCACGGCACCACAGACCAGCGCACCCGCGTCGGCCCCAGCCACGCCGGCCTCGGAAGGCGCATTCGGCCCCGCCGTTCAGTACGAGAAGTCGGGCCACGCCGGCTTGGACATGGCCCTGTCGTTCCTCGGCGCGCAGGGCATGGGCGCGAACCACCCGGCGATCAAGGCTGCCAGCGAGACGGGCGACTTCAGCTTGCTGAAGGCCACGCTGGCGAGCAAGGGCATCCCCGGCTGGGAACAGCACCTCGCGCTGGCCGAGGACTTCTACGCCAGCTACGCCGAGCAGCAGGCTGCCGAGCAACGCGCCACTGGCGAAATGTGTGTGGCTGCCGCAGGCGGCGACCCTGCCATGTGGCAGGCCACGCTGGACTGGGCCAGCCAGAACGCCGAGCCGCATGAGAAGGAGGCGATCAACGCCGCGCTGGCCGGTGGTGGACTCGTGGCGGAGGCAATGGCCCACTTCCTCGTGAACGGCTACAAGCAGGCTCCGGGCACGTCCTACGAGGGCAAGCCTGCCGTCAACCAGAACGCGGGCAGCAACGCCCCGGTCACGAGCCACGCGCTGTCGCCGCGAGAGTACGCCGACGCCGTAGGCAAGTTGCACGGCCAGATGGGCGACCGCATGTACAGCAGCCGGGAGTACGAGGCGCTGAACCAGCGCCGCGCCATGTATCGCGGCTGAGTCTCCTCGCTCACTGAAGGGGCCACTCGGGAAATCGGGTGGCCCTTTTTGTTTTCGTCCTCCGGGAAAGACACACACCCATCCCTCCGGGGCGGGGACGTGTCGTCAGACCTAAAAGGCGTGGCAGACGCACGCATCCCAACCGACCCAAAGACAGGAGAGTTAAATGGGCGTTTCGTATACCAATGTCAACCGTCCCGGCGCAAATCTGCAATCGGGCAACAACGTACAGGTCGGCGCGGCTCCATCCGCGACCAGCCCGCTGGCCCTGCACATCGAGCAGTTCGCCGGCATCGTGGAGGGCACCATTGCCCGCAAGTCGATCATCCGCAACTTCGTACCCGTCCGCAACGTACAGGGTACGTCCACCATCAGCGGCTTCCAAGTCGGTGAATCGACTCTGGCGAAGGTGACTCCGGGCACCGAGCCGGACGGCAGCGTGAACCAGGCCACCAAGAACAAGCTGACGATCGACACGCTGGTGAACGCCCGTGCGATCACCCCGCTGCTGGACGACTTCCAGAACAGCTACGACGCCAAGAAGCAGATTGGCGAGGAGCACGGCAAGAAGATCGCCAAGTTCTTCGACCAATCGTTCTTCATCCAAGCCATCAAGGCGGCTCAGATGACCAACGCTGGCCTGCCGGCTGGCTGGCAAGGCGGTTCAACTATGGCGATGGCTGCGCTGGCCGACGAGCAGGATGCGCAAAAGCTGGAGTTCCGAATCCTCGACCTGTTTGCCGCGATGGCCGACAAGGACGTGGACGTGGTTGAGGACGACTGCGTGATGGTGCTGAAGCCGGCGATGTTCTACACGCTGCTGAAGAACAACCGCCTCGTGGACCGTGAACTCATCACGTCGGAGGGCACCACGATCAAGACCAAGGCGCTGTCGGCTGCCGGCGTCCCGATCTACTTCAGCAACAACCTGCCGACGACCAGCATCACCAACCACTTCCTGTCGAACGCAGGCAACAGCAACGCCTACGACGGCGACTTCACCAAGACCATCGGCACGGTGTTCAACCCGCGTGCGTTCCTGGCTGGTGAAACCATCCCGCTGACTTCGGACGTGTTCTACGACAAGAAGTCGAAGTCGTGGTTCATCGACGCGCACCTCGCGTTCGGTGTGGCCCCGGCCAACCCGCAGTACGCCGGTCTGCTGACCAGCAAGTAATCGGCTACTAGCCGCAACCAAGCCCCCGGCTGCCACAAGCAGTGCGGGGGTTTTTCGCATCTGGAGTATTCAATGGCTTCTCGCCTTACAACGCTCGATGTGGTGAACGCCTGCCTCGCAACGATGGGCGAGAGTCCACTAAATGCCCTAGACGCCGACCATCCATACGTACAGTCGGCGCTGAACGCCATGTCCGAGGCCAGCATGACCGAGTTGAGTCGTGGATGGTGGTTCAACATCGACACCGTGATGCTCAAGCCGGACGCCGAGCACGGCTTTGTGTACCTGCCGGACGACGTGCTGAACGTGGACACCCCGGCCTCGCAACTAGTGCAGCGCGGACGCCGCCTGTACGACTCGGTGAACTCAACCTACGACATGACCCTCGCGCTGTCTGCCATGCAGGCAGCCGTCATCCCGGCGATTGTCACCCGCGACGTTCCTTTCGATGACCTGCCGATTCTGGCGCAGCACCTTATCTCGGCGCGCACGGCACTGCAATTCCAAGCCAGCTACGACGGCGACTCGAAGCGGTATCAGGAACTCGGTCAGCACTACCAGCAGATGTACAACACGATCAAGGCCCACGACATCCGCAACCGCAGAGTCAACATGCTGACCTCGCCCGGCGTGGCGGAGAAGCTGAACCGCATCCGCCCGCTCAGTACATGGACGGCGACTAGCTGGAGGAGGAACCGCGTATGACGAAGGTTGTCGGTTCCTACGAAAGCGTGGTGCGCGGTGCGTCCGAGCAAGTCCCGCAGCAGAGGTTCTCGGGCCAGCACTACGAGCAAGTCAACATGCTGTCGGACCCGGTGCATGGGCTGGGTCGCCGGCAGGGTTCTGTAACGATGGACGAGCGGCTGCTCGCCGGCCTCACAATGACGGCGGATCGCAAGCGATACGCCCGGAACTACCGGGAGTTCAGTTTCTTCGTCGCCGGTACGGAGTACAGCCTCGTGTACCAGTCCGCAGAGCGGCCCCACGGTGACAGCCTCCCGTTCGCATTCTGTCTGAACAAGGACACAGGCAAGTTCCTGAACGTGAACATCGTCGGAGGCGCTGCGATGGACCCTTGGGTGGATGGCGGCGTATCCGCGATTACGTCCGTGGGCCAGTTCCTCGTGCTCGCCGGCAACAAGGTGGCCCCGCAGTACAGCCTCACGGACGGGTACGCCTCGCACGGACAGCAGGGCGTCGCCCAGGTGCGAGGAGGCGCGTACAGCCGGACCTACACCATCACGGTACGCCGCGCTTCGGACGGGGTAGTGTTCAACGGCTCGTACACGACGATGGCCTCCAGCTACCCGTACCCGCTGAACACGTCGGACATCCCGGCTGGTGCCTCGGACTACCAGAAGCAGGTGAACGACCGGGTGTACGCCTACAACTCCGCCGTGACGAAGTGGATCGGTGACGCGCTGGCGGACATCCAGCCGCAGAACATCGCACAGAAGTTGATGGACAGCCTCGCATCGCAGGGGTTCGTCAACATCGGACGCCTCGGCGGCAGTATCTACATGGACAACATCACGGCGCTGACCGTTGGCGACGGTGCGGACGGCTCAACGTTCCGGGCTGCGTTCAACGAGTTGGACGACCCGGCGAAGCTACCTAGCGTCCACGCGCCGTACAAGGTTGTGCGAATCGCTCCGAAGGGGGCCGAGCCGTACTACATGGTGGCGTACCCCGAGAACCCGTCCAACGGGTCATGGCAGAACGTCTCGTGGAAGGAGGGGCCGGCGCAGACCGTGACTCCGGGCCAATGCTTTGCGCTGGCCGTGGTGTCAAACGACGGCAACACGCTGCACATCGCAGCATCGGCGTCCGCGCTACAGGCTGCATCGGGCATCACGACTCCCGGCTTCAATGCCTCGGCGGCTGGCTCAGTCAACGACGAAGGCGGCCTACCGTACTTCTTCGGGCGCGTGGTGTCCTGCCTGACGATGTTTCAGGACAGGCTGTGCATCATCGCGGACGGCGTGATCTTTGCCTCCCGCACTGGGGACTACTTCAACTGGTTCCGCAAGTCGAAGCTGACGCTGGCCGACGACGACCCGGTGGAAATGTACGCGCTGGGGGCGGAGGACGACATCATTCGGGCCTCCGTGAGCTACAACAAGGACTTGTTCCTGTTCGGGGAGCGCAAGCAGTACGCGGTGTCAGGTCGCACACCGCTAACGCCGAAGTCGGCAGCAGTGTCGGCCACGGCCAGCGAGCGGGACGCGACGCACGCGCACCCGGTGGTGCTGGGAAACCTGATCTTCTACGGCAAGTACAGCCCGACGACGAACCAGCTTGGGCCGTCCCCGTACTCGGCGGCAGTGTCGCAGTTCCAGCTTGGCCTGTTCCAAGACGTGCCTGAGACGTTCAAGGTGAGCCAGCAGTTGTCCACGTATCTGCGTGGGCGGCCTATCGCATTCGCCGCGCTGGCGCAGCCGCACACGGTCATCCTCCGCACGGACGGGTACGACTACGGCATCTACCTGTACAACTTCCTCGACCAGCCCGGTTCACAGACCCGCGCCTTCGATGCCTGGCATCGCTGGGAGTGGGCACCGGAAGTGGGGCAGATCATCGGCGTGTGCTCGTACAAGACGACCCTGTACGTGTACACGCTGCGCACGGTCGGCACGGGGACGTGGGTGGCCTGTGAGCAGTTCACGATGGACGCGACCCTGAGTGACCGCCCGTACCTCGACATGCAGCGCAGCGGCGCGGAGTTCGAGGCCAACACAGGCTCGATGCGGAACGACGGCAGCGCGCCGGCCACGGCTTGCGTCGCAGCCACGGCAGACGCCGGCAGCCTCAAGTACCTCGGGGCACCGGCAGCCGAGTACGACGACTTCGTGTCGGAGACGTTCCCCGACAACCCGGAACCCCCGGTCACGGTCGGCGTGGGGTACGACTCATACGTGGACCTGACTCCACCGTTCACCCGCGACCGCAACGGCAACGCGATTGTGAACGGGCGGCTCATCATCAACCGCTACAGCGTGAGCGTGGCGCAGACGGGCGGCCTCAACGGCTTCGTCCGTAACACCGCAACGGAAGTTGAGGCCCGAGTGATGCGCTTCAACGGTCGCCGCGTGGGCCTGTCGAACAACCTGCCTAGCACCCAGCCGGTGTCTAACACCGTCCTGAGTGTCCCTGTGGCGCGTGCCAACACCGAGCACCGGGTCGTCCTGAAATCGGTGACGTGGCTCCCCGCGACCATCACGGCAATCGAGTGGGTGGGTCAGTTCTTCAACAACGCCCAGCGAGTGTAAGGAGTACGTATGGGTCAGGTAATTCAGATGGCGTGGACTGGCCTTGCTGCGATGAATCAGCAGCGGATCACCAACGCCATGAACACGGCGCAAAAGACCATCGGCACCGCGAAGATTGATTCGCAGAATCTCTTGAACGAGACGAACGCGAACATCCAGAACGCGCTGAAGGGGGAGAACAACACTCTCCTCGCCGCCAAGGCCGCCCTGAGCAACTTCCAGCGCAGCACGCGCAACGAGGCGGTGCTCAGGACTGCCGGCAATAAGGTGAACGCAGCGACGACCAACATCCTACGGGTGCAGGAGTCGAATGCGCGGGGGACGCTGGAGCGGCAGATCGCCGCCGCCGAGCAGCAGGGGGCCATCACAGCCGCCACGGCGGCCTCCGGCACTGGCGGCGCGTCTGCCCGGATGCTGCACAACACGCTTGCCCTCACCACGGCGCGGCGCGAGGTGCAAATCACCGGCAGGCAGGAGGAGCAGTCCTACGACATGCTGGCCCAGCGTGCCGGGATCATGCCGGGGGCGATCATGGCCCTCGACCAAGGGCAGACGTTCGCGCCGGTTGACCACACCCAGGTCACTGCGCAGAAGGTCATCAGCCCGATGTGGGAGGCCGACTACCAACCGAGCCTGTACTTCGCCTCCATGCAAGCCGTCGGCGGCATGTCCGGCACGGCGATGTCCCGCATGTGGGACTCGTCCGGCTCCAGTTACAAGCCCGACTCCAGCGGCAACAGCTTCGGCCAAGCCAACTGGAACGGCGGATTCGGGCAGGACAGCACCAGCGGCAGCGGTGTCGGCTACAGCTACACAGGCGACTCCGTGACAAACACTGGCGGGTATTCGTACTTCGGTGCCGGAGGCGGCAGCAATACCTACGGCTTCGGTGCCGGAGGCTCAACCAATCAATCAGGAGGTGATCTCTAATGGCAGCACCGGACTCATTCGCCCTTAACTCCAGCGGGCAGGTAGTTCTACAAGACGCGGTGCAGACGAGTGGTCCGGCAACCTCTATCGACGGGGGAGGGGCCGGCTCCGCGCCGCAAGCGGTGGGCGCGCAGGTTGCGCCTACCAACTGGGCCGGCGTCGCGGAGACGGGTCTAAAGACGCTCGATGCGCTGAACAAGCTGGCGGAGGGGGCACTCAAGCCCTACGTCGAGCAGATGGAGAAGAAGCAGTATTTCGAGGGTATGTCCAAGGTGGTGCAGGGGCAGTCGCTCCAGCAAATCACCAAGGACGACCCTTGGTACATGAACATCTTCGGCCCGTCTGCGACTGTGCGTGGCGCGCAGGCCATGACGGCGACGACCGCACTACAGCAGGCCGAGACGGACTTCATGTCGAACATGGAGACGTTGCGTTCCCAGTCGCCGGATCAGGTGCGGCAGTTCCTCGTGGCGCAGGCGTCGTCCATCGGCAACACTGGCGACCCACTTGTGGATGCCACGGTGCAGTCCAAGCTGGCCGAGGCATGGGGGCCGATGCTCAAGACCCACATGCGCGAGCATCTGAAGTGGCAGCAGGAGGACATGGCCGACAAGCAGACGAACCTGAACATCAGTATCGGGGACAGTCTGAAGGCGGCACGGCAGGCCAACACGGCGGGCTGGGATGACGCCGAGCGACAGGCGGCCTACGAGAACGCATGGCAGTCCGCGCAGCCGGCCCCCGGCCAAACCAAGGACTCGTGGAATCGCGGCATGGCGCAGTCCCTCGTGGCGAATCTCCAGAACGGGAACTTCGACTACTTTGAGGCAGTCCGGTCCAGCCCGCTGTGGGGGCAGATGGACATGAAGGTGCGCGAGAACATCGAGGCCAACCTCCCACTGTACGTCAACAAGGATGCGCAGAAGAACCCGGCCATCACCAGCATCACGAACAACATGGCTGGATTCGAGTTCAACCTGTCGCAAGGCGCAACGGGCATTGCCACTGAGAAGGAACTGCACACAGTCATCGACGGCTATAACGAGCAGTACGCTTCCCGTACAGGGGCCAGTGAGCCGCTCATCAACAACACCAAGCGTGCGGCGCTGGTGAAGCAATGGATGTCCGGCAACGCGCACATGCAGAAGGCGCTGGCCGCCGCCGCGAAGGACGACGCGCAATACATGGACTCGTTCAAGCTGGCGCAGGGCGCGTTCACGCATGGCACGTACTCGCACCTGAAGGGACTGACTCTGGACCCGAAGGCGATTGCCGATGCCATGAACGACGCCTTCGAGACGGCGTTCAAGGACGGCGACGCGGGAAAGATGAACAACTACATGATCCGCGCCGCACAGGTGTCCGGTGACGAGCGGCTCCGCAGTCCGAAGTTCACGGAAATGCTGACATCAGGTGTCAACGGTTTTCTGACCGGGGGCGGGGCACCGACGCAGACGCAAGTGCAGGCGATGAACTGGGCCGGCATGATGTACAAGGCCGGGTCCAACGGGCCGGAGGCACTGTCTGCGTACCTCGGCTCCGAGAAGGCCGCCAAGGTCATCGGGCTGATGAACTCGGGCCTCGACCTGAACGACCCGAAGTCGGTGGTGGAGTACCGGGCCGCGCTACAGAAGGGCAGGCCCGACCTGTCCCCGACATCGGACGAGCGCAAGATCATCCGAGGCGCAGTCGGTGGTGAGAACCCAGGCTGGCTGAAGCAGATCATCCCGTTCGCAGGCGGCCCCGGCACGCTGACGCCGTACAAGCTGTCGGAGGAGACGATCACCAACCTGTCCGGCGCGGTGGAGAAGGATGCCGTCCGGTACGCCACGGCCTACAACGTCCCGCTGGAGACGGCGACCCGGCTGAAGCTGGCGGAAGTCGTCAAGAACGCGGACATGCTTCCCGGAACTGTCGTGCCAGCACAGCGCAACGTGCAGGGCGACCCGTCGCTTCACGCGGCTGTGAACCGACTGCGCCCCGGTGCGGGGAACCAGAGCACCAGCGTCTATCAGGAGGCAGCGATGAACGTCGCCAACAACCGCCTGACGGAGAACGTCCGCGCCGCTGGCGGGAACATGGAGAACTTCGACGTGAAGGACTACGTTATCTCCTCCGGCCAGCAAGTCGGCAACGGCGTGCTGACCCTTTTCATGTTCCCGAAGGACAAGACGAAGGCTGCCACACTCGGCCCGTCCGTCGTAACCATCCATCCGCAGCAAGTGGTGGACGAGATTGACCGTCTCACCAAGGAGCGCGGTACGCGCAAGGCCGATGGGCCAGCGCGCACCCCGACCCTCGACCCGACGTTCGAGGCGCGTCGCAAGCTCGCCATGCGTAACGCTGGCATCAACACCGACTAACTGAGCGGGCAGTGTGGGGCGCATTCAATGAGTGCGCCCTGCAATGCACGTTTCCTTTCAAGGAGAGCTACATGAAGTACACCCCGACCCAAGAGCAATTGGACAAGACCTACGCTCAGGACGAGTCGCTGGGCCTGCCGCGAGGCATGACGGCACGTCAGATTACTCAGGAGTCCGGCTGGAATCCAACGGCCATGTCGCAGAAGGGCGCATACGGCTACGTGCAAATCATCCCGACCACGTTGGCCGCAGTACAGCAGCAGATGGGCCGCACCATCGACCCGACCAACTTTGACGACGCGCTGGCCGCCCACGGCCACCTCATGCGTCAGAACCTCACGAAGTTCGGCAACATCCCTGACGCGCTGCGCGCCTACAACTCGGGATGGGAGCCGGCGAAGTGGAACAACCCGGAGACGAACAACTACGTGGCAACGATCTACGGTGACGACGCTGGCGGCCCGTCGCAGCTTCCGCAAGCTGGTATGTCCGCCGTGGCGAAGCAGCTTGACCGCACCTCCCGACTGCGTGGGCAGACCCATGCGGTGACGCTGGAGAACGACGCGAGCGACGCTGGCCTGATGTCCGCACAGCCGGACACGAGCATCCTGTTCGCCGCCGAGAAGCAGTCCGCCTCGGTACTGGCCGCGACGACTGAGCACGCTGGCGCAGCGGAGGCATTCGCCCAGGCTGCAAGCTGGGACACGCTGGCCGGCGACATCAAGCGCGCATTCCAGCAGGACAAGCCCACGGAGGGCTGGAGCATCCGTGACGATCAAATCAAGTCCATGCAGGACGAAGCCAGCAACGTGTGGGGCAACGACGACCTCCGCAACTACGTGCTGGGCGCGGTGTCGGACAACGACTGGGCGCAGCGCATGGCGAACGCCATCGAGCGCGCCGACTTCCTGAACCGTGCCTCCAACACGGACGGATTCGCCAAGTACACGGTCGGCGCAGCGCAACTCGCCGCTGGCATGGGCGACCCTGTGATGCTGGCCGCCACGATGGGTGCTGGTGCTGCGGTGAACGCCGCACGCGGTGCTGTGGCCGCCCGCTCCGTGGGTGGGCTGGCCTACGAGGCCGGGGCCGGGGCTGCCGGTAACGTGGCAACGGAAGTGGTTATGCGCGAAATGCGCAATCAGGATTTGGACGCACCGGCCCTGCTTCAGCAAGCCCTGACGGGCGCGGCGCTGGGCGCGATGGGCGCAGTGGTGTTCGGTGACGGGCACGCCCCGGACCCGGCGCAGCGCGCTGCCGGCGCGAACCTGCAAGGCGTGGCCGAGCGCAACGTCCGCAATCCGGTTGACCCGACGCAGCGCGGCGCTCTCCCGAACGAAGGGCTGATCGGTTCTGCGCTGGACGACGTACCGGCGAAGAACCCGCTGACGGCCTACGAGGGTAAGGTGGCAGGCGAGGCTACCGAGTCCCCGATGGCGAAGGCGCTGGCGACTGCCGAGGAGGCTGCCGCGCGCAAGGCCGAGGCCGAGAACGCCAAGGCAGAGCAGGCCGCAGGCGGCGCAGCCGTGGAGTCCGCGGAATCCGCCGAGCACACGCCGGCCAGCACGTTCAAGTCGGTGTCCACGATTGACGACCCGCGCTACAACGCACTGCATGACGCTGGCGTGGTGGTGGAACTGCCGACCGTGGATGCACTGAAGGACGCCTCGCCGTTCCATGCGAAGTTCGGCTCCGACATCCCGGAGGACGCCAAGGCGTTCTACTCGCCGCAGGACGACAAGGTGTACGTCATCCGCGACCGGCTGACCCCGGAGGAGGCGAAGAACCCAACCGGCATCATCATGCACGAGGTGGGTGTCCACTACGGGCTGGAGCGTAGCATCGGCACCGCGAATTACCACAAGGTGCTGGGCAGTCTGGAGCAGTCGGCTGACCCGAAGGTGCGCGAGGCTCTGGCCCGCGTCCCGAGCGACACGCCCGACCACCTGAAGCTGGAGGAGGCGCTGGGCTACCTCGTGGAGAAGCACGCGGACCTGCCGGTTGTCCAGCGCATCATCGCGCAGATTCGCAACTGGCTGCGTGAGAATGTTGGCATCCTGAAGAACCTGGAGGTGACGACTGCCGACGCCATCGCCTATGTACGCGGCTCTGTGGAGAACGTCCGCCGAGACGGCCGCCTGTCGGCTGACGCAACGTTCCCCTACGTGTGGCACGGTAGCCCTGTGAAGGGCATCGACCAGCTCGACCTCAAGTACAGCGGGACGGGTGAAGGCAACGCCGGCTTCGGCTGGGGCCACTACGTTACGTCGGAGAAGGGTACTGCGCTGGACTACCGCAACAAGGAAGCGCAGCGTCGCGGCCTGAAGGCGGAGGACGGCGGCCTGTATCGCCTGAAGGTCAACACGACCCGCGAGCGTATGCTGGACTGGACGGCCCCGGTGACTGGCAAGGTGGCGAACCTGCTGAAGCAGGCCGGTATCGCGTTCGACACGGACACGACTGGCGCGACGCTGTATGCGCGCCTGTCCCGCGACCTCGGCAGCCAGAGGGCAGCGTCCGAGGCGCTGAACGCAGCCGGCGTCCACGGCATTGCCTACGAGACTGGGCGCAGCCGTGGTAGCAAGGTGCGCAACTCCAACTACGTTCTGTTCGGCAACGAGCATCTGGACGTACAGAACCGCTACTCGCGGGGTGCGGCCACGGCGCAGCGCGACGACCTAGCACTCGGCGTGAACGCGAAGAAATGGGCGCAGGCCATTGACGACCATCAGGAAGTCAAGGGCGCAGCGTCGCAGCGCGCCGAGGCGTGGTACTCCAGCGCGACGCGAGCGAAGCTGATCCCCAAGGCCGTCGCTGGCATCCTCGACTCCGTAGGCAACACGCTGGCCCGGAGCAAGTCCAAGGGTGTCCGCATGGTCGCTTCCATGCTGGCCGAAGATCCATCTGGCCTGAACCGCCAGCACGCCTCCTCGGCGGCGCTGGACATGGAACGCCTGAAGCACGGCTTCCGCCAGCCGTTCATGGAGGTGTACAACCGCATCGTGCCGGCACTGCTGTCCTCTAAGGAACTGCTGGGCTACCGCATGGGCTATAGCAGCCTCGCGGAGAAGCGCATCGGGCGGCAGGTGGCTGAGTACCGGCTGGCTGCCCGCAAGGCGCGCATGGAAGGCACGCCGTTTGACGAGGCCAAGTACGACCCGAACATCGTCACGCTGGGCAAGCACCTCGACGGCTTTTGGGGGAACATCCACGAGGCCGGTAAGGAGGCGGGCGACCCGGTGTCCACGGCAATCGGTGGTAAGGGTTTCCAAGGCTACATGCCGTACCGCTGGGACTGGAGGTTCATCCACGAGACGCACAACACCGACCCGGAGAAGTGGAACTCCCTGAAGCAGATGTTCCGCGATCAGTACAACGCCAAGGTCATCGAGCCTGCTATCGCTGACGCCGCCAAAGCTGCCGCGACGCCGGCTGAGATCATGGCGCTGCGGGACTCGCTGGGCAAGAAGGTGGAGCACCTCGTGGACAACTACCTGAAGCAAGTCATGCGCAGCCCCGAGGAGCGCCTGACCCGCAACGAGAACCACCTTGCTGCGATTGCCGAGCAACTGCTGCTGGACGACTTCCGTGGCGACAAGGTGACGAACGCCCTGGCGGACGAGTTCAAGAAGAAGCTGAACGAAATCCGCAAGGACCGCACCCGCACCGAGTTCGACCTGCTGGCCGAGCACAACGGCGTGCGTATGCTGGACTTCATCGACGCGGACATTGGACGCATGGTAGACACGGCATCGTCGCGCCACGGTGGGCAAATCGCGCTGGCCCGTCGCGGGCTGGCCGACGAGTCGCAGATCGACGGTATGAAGGAAGCCCTGATCCGTGACGGTGCTACGCCGGAGGACATGAGTAACATCGACTTCCTGATTCGTAGCCTGAAGGGCGAGGTGCGCGGGGACGAGTTCGGCGCGGCCAAGCTGATGCAGCAGGGCGCATACGCCGCCATGATGGGTAAGCTGGGCTTCAACGCGCTGGCCGACGCCGCAGGCATCATCACGGCAACCGGCGTGTCGGGCATGTTCAAGGCGCTGGGCCGTGCGTTCACCAAGGACGCTGGCCTCATGCAATCGCTGCGTGACTTCGCCCCCGGTGCGCTGGTGCATGACCCGCGCCTGTTCAACCAGACGGCGGACAGCATTCACCCGAACGCCGCTGCTGGTCTGTCGGAGGGTTCCTTCTGGAGCCGCGCCGGCCAGTCGGCTGCATCGGCTGTGGGCCACCTGTCGGGTATGCACTTCGTCTCGAAGAAGCTGCACGACGGGCTGGTGCCTGTGTTGGTGGACGACATCGTGGACTCCATCCGTACCGGCAAGGGCATCAGCAAGGCCCGCATGGAGGACATGGGCCTGACCGCCGACCGCGTGGCGCGCATCAAGGAACAACTGGAACTGCACGAGGCTGGCCGCAAGCGCGGCGAGGCTATCAAGTGGGACCAGTGGGACCAGACCGCCGCCGATGACCTCGTGGCCGCGACCCAGCGCGCAACGGGGCAGGCACTCCAGCGTGCCTACGTTGGCGAAGCCCCGCGCTGGATTTCTGAGACGACTGTTGGCCGAGTGATCGGACAATTCCGCCGATTCGGATTCCTGGCGTCGGAGAAGCAGTCGATGCGCAATGCGTTCATCGCTGACAGCAACTCCGCCTCGGCGGCAGTGGTGGGCCTCGGCCTCGCCGCTGCGATCTACCGGGCGAAGCTGGAAGCGAACACGCTTGGTATGTCGGCCTCGGAGCACGACAAATACATCGAGGACAACTTCAGCGGCATGAAGGGGATGTCGGGGATCATGGTCATGTTCAACATGAGCGGCATGGCCGCCGACGGTCTGGACGCCATGAACCTCCTCCTCGGTGGACAAGCGCACGGCGGCTCGTCGCCGGTCGCGGCGCTGGGCTACCTGTCGAACCTGACGGGCGGTGTCTCGGCGCTGACCTCTGGCGCGGCGCAGTCGGTGTTCGGCACCGAGCCGGTGGACTGGCAGCGCAAGATGCGTCAGGCATGGCGCATGGTTCCGGGCGCTAACACCATCCCCGGCAGCTTCATCAGCAACTCCCTCAAGGACTAGGAAACGTCACTTTACGGCCCCGCTTCGGCGGGGCTTTTTGTTTTCTGTTTTCGTCCTCCGGGAAAGACAACCAACCTACACGGAGGCCACATGGCAGTACCGTCAAGCGCGCTCCTGCCGTGGATCAATTCCGCTGGGGCAGGTGGCGTCCGCAATTCGATGGTGTCGTACCAAGGTGACGGCACCACCACCAACTTCGATTTCAACTTCTCCGGGGGCTATCTGCGTCAGAGCGACGTGAAAGCCTACGTGTATGACAATCTGACCGGCCTCACCTCACCGTGGACGCCGGTATTCGTCGGGCCGAACACGGTCCAGTACAAGCCGGCCCTGCCGGCGACGCAGTACCTCGTGATCTACCGGGACACGCAAAAGACTGTCCCGATGGTTGACTTCACGACCGGCGCACCGATGACTGAGGTGAACCTGGACACCGTGGCCGAGCAGTCCGTGTTCGTGGCCGCCGAAATGACCGACCGCTTCGACTCGGTGAACTCGACCTCGGCTGACGCCATCGTGCGCAGCTACGACGCACTGACCAAGGCCGGGTCCGCACTCGACGCCTCCGCTGCGGCCACGGCCACGGCGGACGATGCGCGGGCGAAGGCTGTGTCCGCCGAGAGTAAGGCTGACGCCGCTGTGGCCCAAGCCGCCGACGCGCACAGCATTGCTACCGGCATCGACGGCAAGGCGCAGACGGCGCTGGATCAATCCACGCCAGCACTCGCCAACGCTAACGCGGCACTGGACGTGGCAGGGCAAGCCCTTGCCATTGCCCAGCAACAGACCATGCCCTCGACGGGAGGGACGTTCACTGGGCCGGTATCAGGACCGACTCCGGCCCCCGGAGACGTATCGACCAAGCTGGCGACGACCGCATTCGTTGCGGATGCTATTGCCAGCGCGCTCATCGGGCAGATTGTGTGGGAGGCCCGCACGTCGGCACGCGCTGGCTACGTCAAGCTGAACGGTGCCTTGCTGTCTCGCACGAGCTACCCGGCGCTATGGGCTTACGCTCAGGCATCCGGTGCGCTGGTCAATGAGGCCACATGGGCCGGTGGTAGCTATGGCTGCTTCACCTCGGGCACTGACGGCACGAACTTCCGTGTGCCGGACCTCCGTGGCGAGTTCGTCCGCTGCTTGGATGACGCTCGCGGCATCGACACCGGGCGCGGCATCGGTACGTGGCAGGACAGCACCAACCGCTCGCACAGCCACAGCGCATCGACTGGCGGAGTTGGCGACCACATCCACTCCGCATGGACTGACGGCCAAGGCTGGCACGGGCACGGTGTATCCGATCCGGGGCACAGCCACTTTGGCGGCCTGCAAACCTTCGCGGGTGGTGGGCAAGGTGCATCCGGCAACCCGAACTTCGTGAACCAACGTTGGGTGGACGGCTCGGGGACCGGAATCAGCATCAACGGCGACGGCACCCACGGTCACAACGTGGGCATCGGTTACGCCGGTAGTCACAGTCACACAGTCACCGTCAACGCTGACGGTGGAAACGAAACCCGTCCGCGCAACGTCGCGCTGCTCGCAACCATGCGGGCGCTCTAAGGAGATTCAATGTTTATTCATCAGTACGACAGCGGCACGGGTGCCTACATTTCGAGCCGCCTCGCTGACCCCGACCCGAACTCGGACGGCTGGCTGGTCCCGGCATTCTCCACTACGGCGGAACTACCCGCACGCACTCGCCACACCTGGCCGTTCTTCAACGGCGAGGCGTGGGTGCTGCAACCGGACTACCGGGGCATCTTGTTGTACCGCTGTGACTCGGGCACACAGGCCGAGATTCTGGTTCCAGGCATCAGCCCTGAACAGGCGGGGCTGACCACGGAGCCGCGCCCGTCGGCGGAGTATCACTGGGTGGACGGTTGGGTGCTGAACCCGGAGGCTGTGGCCGCCCGCGAACGCGCCGAGGCTATGGCCGCATTCGACGTTCGCATGGAGCGCGCTCGCACAGTGAACTTCGGCAAGGCAGACGCTCTGGCTGCCGGCCTGCTGACGCCTGCACAGAAGGGCATCTTCAAAGCGTGGGCCGAGTATCAGATGGCTCTGGTGCGCGTCGTGTCCAGCCCGGACTTCCCGCGTGAGTGCGAGTGGCCGGACGAGCCGGACGAGGCCGCTGCCGCTGCCGCCGGTGAAGCGGAGGCTGCTGCCGAGCAAGCGCGTCTGGACGCGCACGCCGAACAAGAACGCAAGACGCGCGAAGCCTTCGAGGCTGAACAAGGAGCGTAAGTATGACCGCTGATCCCCGCGTGACAGCCGCCGTGGGGACTGGCGGCTCCATCTACTCGTGGCTGCAACTGCCGTGGGCGGAGTGGGCTGCCGTCCTCACGGTGCTGTACCTCGTCATCCAAATCGTCGGTGCGCTCCCCAAGGCCATCGAGGCAATCAAAGGACTGTTAAACAAATGAGCAAGGCGAGCACGACTCTCCTTGAGCAACTGCACGCCGCTGTGGCGGAGGAGCTTCTGACCCGAGTAAAGAACGGGGAGGCTACCGCCGCCGACCTCGGCGCGGCCATCAAGATGCTCAAGGACAACAGCATCACCGCCGTCATCGAGGACAACGCCGCGATGTCGGAACTCCAAGCAAAGATCGAGGCACGCCGCGCAAAGCGGAAAGCCACCCAACCCGAGGTTCACTCCGGTCCACTGACCGCTGACGAACTCTCGGATGCGGTTGATAACTTCCATGTCCACTAATGGCACGAGAGTCCGTAGAACTCGCCGCGAAGCGGTGGGCGATGCTGGACTTGGTGCGCGAAGCCTACCCGACATTCAAACCGTTCCTTGAGGACGTGATGTCGGAGCTAGGCTTCGACACCACGCTGCTCCAGAAGGACATCGCTGAATTCCTTGAGCACGGCCCGCACTACCTGATGATTCAGGCGCAGCGCGGCCAAGCCAAGACGACCATCACCGCCGCCTTCGCTGTATGGCGGCTCATCCATAACCCTGCCGAGCGTATCCTCGTGATTTCCGCTGGCGGTACGCAGGCCAACGAAATCTCGACCCTCATCGTCCGCGTCATTATGACGATGGACGAACTGGAGTGTCTGCGCCCCGACCGCAACGCCGGGGACCGCACCTCCGTTGAAGCCTTCGACGTACACCACTCGCTGAAGGGGCTGGACAAGTCCCCGAGCGTCGCGTGTGTGGGCGTCACTGGCAACCTTCAGGGTAAGCGGGCTGACCTGCTCATCGCGGACGACATTGAGTCCGCCAAGAACTCGCAGACGGAGCACCAGCGCGAAGTGCTGCTGCAACTGACGCGAGACTTCGCGTCGATTTGCTCAACCGGGCGGATCGTGTACCTGGGCACGCCACAGTCGATCAATTCGATCTACAACACGCTGCCGGGGCGCGGCTACACCGTGCGCATCTGGCCGGGGCGCTATCCGACCGAGGCACAGCTTGCCAACTACGGAGACATGCTGGCCCCGTACATCCTTCGCCGGATGCTGGCCGACCCTGACCTCCAGACCGGAGGCGGGCTGCTTGGCGACCAAGGCAAGCCGACCGACACCGAACTGCCGGCAGGCACCGAAGCGTTCCTGAGCAAGAAGGAAAACGACCAAGGCCCGAGCTACTTCCAGCTTCAGCACATGCTGAACACGAAGCTGGCCGACGCCGACCGCTTCCCTCTGCGCTGGGCCAAGGTGCAAGCCATGCGCTTCGCCGGAGCCTATCCGCTCACGTTCGTTCCGGGCGTGCTGGAGCACGAGGTCATCAAGTACGAGATCAACGGCACGACCTACACGCTGGGCGTCCCGTCCTCCGCGTCCGCCGACCGTGCGCCGCTGCAAGGCATCGTCATGTACGTGGACCCGGCAGGCGGGGGTAAGAACGGCGACGAGACGGGCTACGCCGTGGTGGGCTTCCTGAACGGGAACCTCTACGTCCTAGACGTGGGCGGCATTCCTGGCGGGTACTCGCCGGACGGCTTCGTGTACCTGTCGCACATCGCCCGCGACTGGAAGGTGAACCGCATCCTTGTCGAGAAGAACTTCGGCAACGGGGCGTACCTGAACTCGTGGCTGCCGACCCTCCGGGCCGAGTACCCGCAGACCATCGGCGGGGGCTGCGCCATCGAGGAGACGTGGGAATCCGGGCAGAAGGAGCTTCGGATCATCGACGTGCTGGAGCCTGTCATCGCCCGAGGCGCGCTCGTCTTTAACGACGACATCGCCCGGAACGAGACGGCCTCCCTCGCACGCTACGCCGCAGAGAAGAAGGCCAGCTACAGCATCTTCCACCAGCTTGCCCACATCACGCGAGACAAGGCCGCGCTCCAGCACGACGACCGCTTGGACGCACTGGCCGGCGCGTGCCGTTACTGGACGCAGCAACTCGGCATCGAGCAGGAGCGCGCTATCCGCGTGCAGCGCGAGAACGAGTTCAAGGCGTGGCAGGCGGACCCGCTTGGCCTGAAGGGCCGCTACGGCTCACCGGCGTCGCAACGACGCGGGAGCACTTTCAACAAGTACCGCCGCTGACGCGGCACAACTAAGGAGAAACACAATGCGATTCGAGGACATGCCTGCAATCCCGCTGGACACCGTGAATCTGGCCGATCTGCGAGAAACCGTCCGCGCCGCTGTGACCCAGTGCGAACTGGCCCCGTCGCCCAGCGCGGACTCGGCTGCACGCACTACCGCCCTGAAGGCGTTCTTCGACGGCATCGGCACCAAGCTGGCTGCGCTGGCAACCGCGCAGACCCCGGCGTAATGCAGCTACCCGCCAACGTCAAGCGGTGGCTGGTGGCGGGTGCTCTGGCGATCATCCTGCCGCTAACAGCCCGGTTCGAGGGGCTGCGCTACAAGGCGTACCCCGACCCGGCGCTGGGGTGGGCAGTGCCGACCATCTGCTACGGCCACACCAAGGGCGTCCGTCAGGGCGACACCGCCACGCAGGCGCAGTGCGACGCATGGCTACGAGAGGACATGACCTCCGCCATGAACGACGTGCTGCGCCTCGTCAACGTTCCAATCTCACCGGACGAACTCGCCGCCTACGGGGACTTCGTGTTCAACGTGGGCGCGACAAAGTTCGCCTCGTCCACCATGCTGCGCAAGCTGAATGCCGGGGACCACGCCGGGGCGTGCGCGGAGTTGTCCCGCTGGGTCTACGCCGGGAACGAGAAGCTCCCCGGCCTAGTCAACCGCCGCGCCGCTGTGCGCGCCATCTGCGAGCATCGCACATGAACCTGATGACCCGAATCCTCGTCGGTATCGTACTCGCCCTGGCTGCCCTCTGCGGGGTGCAGTACGTCCTGTATGTCGGCCTCCAGCACAGGCTGGCCGCCGCGCAGGCTGACCTCAAGGTGGCGCAGTACGACGCCGCCGCAACCAAGGCCGCACTTGCCGCCAAGACCTCCGCTGTAGCGAAGGCCGAGGCGAGGGCTGCCGCAACCCGAAAGGAGCTAGACCGTGCTCTCAAAGCGAACCCTGAGTGGGCTGCTGCTCCTGTGCCTGACGATGTTTGGCGCGGGCTGTACCCCGATGCCGGTGCGGCTGCTGCCGCCCGATGAACTGCTGGCCGACTGCCCCGAGCCGGCCCCGCCCGCCGAGCGCACCAACGCCGGCCTAGCCGGGAGCGTGCTGGACTACCGGCGCGCACTGGCCCTGTGCAACACGGACAAGGCCGCGCTGCGGGCATGGGCGAAGGGGGAACCATGAAGCAGGCCGTGGCCGAGCCGTATGGCGTGCCTGTGGCCTTCGTGAAGTCGCGGAAGGGGTGGAGTACCCTGACCGGGGAACCGCCGCCTGACGGGGCTGTGGGCGTGTGCCAGTGGGCCTCTGGCCTGCTGGTGATCGGATGGTTCGACAGGCGGGCGCAGACCCTATGTCACGAGTGCGTCCACGCCGGCCTTGCCATTCTTGAGTACGTGGGAATTGACCCCCGAGACAGCCAAGGCGAGGCGCTGGCTTACCTCACCGACTGGCTGTTCGGGCAGGGCTTCAGTCCAGCTTCTCGGCCAGCTTAGAGGCGTCCAGGTGCGTGTACCGCTTTAGCATCCGCACGTCGTTGTGGCCGGTGATGGAGGCGACCTCCATCGTATTGAAGGTTCCCTTCTCGAAGATGCGGGAGGTGGCCTCATGCCGTAGGTCGTGGAAGTGGAAGTTCTCTAGCCCAGCCCTATCGGCGGCCCGGATGAAGGCCCGCTTCAGGGCGGCGGCAGTGACATCCTTGAACACCGGCCCCTTCATGTCCTCCGGCCCGCTCACGCGGCGCTTGAGGATTTCCACAGCCTTCTTGCTCAGGGGGACGCCACGACCATGCCCATTTTTCGTCTTGCCTTCGAGCAGGCGGATGGTGCGCCGCTCGATGTCCACCTGTGCCCAATCCAGCCCGATCAACTCGGACTGGCGCATGGCCGTCTCTAGGGCGAGTTCAACCACGTCCCGGAGGTAGCCGCCCCGGCTCTCGTCGCAGGCCGCAAGCAGCTTAACCTCCTCATCGGGGGACAATCTTCTGTCCCGCGCCGGAGGATTCTTTGGGCGCTCTACGTCCGATACCGGGTTCACCCCGCCCGAGACGCCCCATTCCTTGCGGGCGTACTCAAGCATGTGGTGCAGGATGTTCAACTCGCGGTTGACTGTGCTGGCCGCGACCTTCTTTAGCCTCTCATCACGGAACTCCTTCACGGCGTCCTTAGTGAGCGTGGCAACGGTGTAGCGGGGAATCTGGCTGTTCTCGATGGCCCGTATGTGGAACCTCTCAGTGTCAGCGCCCTTCTTGAGAGGGGTGACTTCCTTGAGGTAGCGGGCTATGAGGTCTGACATTGGGGTAGTGTCCCCAAGCAGGTTCTTCTTGGATTGGCCGCGCTGTAGGCCCGCCTCGATCTCTGCGGCCCAAGTTTCGGCCTGATCTCTAGTAGGGAAGCTGCGGCTGATGATAGGGAAGCCTGTACGGCGCACCTTAGCTTGGAAGGTGACGTTCCCTTTGCTGTCTGTTCTGCGAACGATTGTACCCATGCGTGGACCCCAATTATGCGGTTATCCAAGCCAGTGTACCCATCCGTGTACCCTCCGAGAAGTGTCTACTGCCTTTCTTTCCCGGAGAGCCTTATAGAATCTGGTGGGTGGTACAGGGATTGAACCTGTGACCCCTGCCGTGTGAAGGCGACTTGTCGGCACTCCAGTCCTTAAAAATCAAGGACTTACGTGCCTCCAGTGCTCTACCGTGGGCAGTGCAAAGACCCTATGGGTACAACTGCTTGTACCCGCAGTGTGTCCTACTTTCGGGCTTCTGTCAACTGCCGGGCGGGACGAGCCACATGCCCCGCCTCGGTGCAACTCCTGTTACAGCTTGTCTCATACAGCCAACAAACATGCCCCATACAAGCAACTGGAGGGCATGTAAGGAGACGCTTAAGAGACAACGTCACACCAAAATACTAGGGTATCCCCTGTCAACCAAATCGCGGGAGCACAATTCGGCGCACGTAACGAGATGTAAGAACTAGAAAATGAGACGGGGCGGACCGAATTTTATTGTAGCTATCTGCGGGCACTCGCGCCGCGCCTGCGCGCCCGCGCTCCCCCGTGTACCCATGCGCCTGCTCACCATGCGAGTGCATGGCCGGGGACGTGCCGTCGCCTCATACGCTGCCCGTCTGCCGGGACTGCCTCACTGCCCTGCCTGAGCCGCATTCTGCCTTGTCACTGCCCTGTGTAGGCAGGTGACACAGAGCCGCTATCCCTTGTCACGCCTAGCACTACGCCACAAGGCCGCACAGCACGGGTACAGAGCCGGGACACACTAGACTAGCCACGAGCCACGAAAGGCGCGCACAGAGCCGCTACGCCAGCCGTAGAGGCATTGCCAGCCAGCCGGGACACTGCCGGGACTGTGTAGCCAGGTATCCGGGAGTGCCTGGGTGACTGTGTGACGTGTCGGGACTGGTCTAGCCGAAGGGAAGCGCCTAGCTCGCCTTTGATGGGCCGCGAATTGTGACGGCGCGCGTGTGTGCGCTA